TATTAAAGAAGAAAAAAGAGAAATAAAAGAAAAAAATAGTAATAAAGGTGGTGTTTATAGTGTTGAAAGATATAAAGAAGATATAAAATATGACCCACCACTACCTACATCATTATTAGAAATTAAAACTATTAGACTTAAACAGCATTCCACCGCTAAACCACCTGACTTGATGAAATGGATATTAAAATATTATAGTAAAGAGGGAGATACTATATTAGACCCAACAATGGGGTCTAACCCAATGGGACTGGCTTGTAAAGAGATGAATAGAAATTTTATAGGAATAGAGAAAGACCCAGATATATATGATTTTGCTTGTAGTAGAGTAGATTATTAAATATAATTAGTTTTTTTCTTTGTTTTTTTTTCTAAGTATATAATAAATAAAATGGATTTAGAAAAAGAATTAAAGAGAGTAAAACCTAATGCTAGTAATATTACTATTACAACTTATATTAATAATTTGAGAAATCTCCATAAAGTT